GCCAGCCGGTAATTAAGAAGGGCCAGTTCGCACCACGGCTCCCGCGTATTTGGAGCCTCCGAAGCGGCCATCTGGAAAGCCTTCTCGGCCTCTATCCAGTTACCCATCTCGTTATAGCAGCGGCCCATAACCCGGTAGGCATAGCACCGCTCGTTCTGCCATGTGGCACGGGGCAGCTTCAGATAGCTATTGCAGGCATTGATGGATTCTTGCCAGCGGGCATGGAAAGAAAGCTCGCGGGCATAATAGAAGGCATTGCGGGGACAATCCGGGTCTTCTTTGACCGAAAGCTCTAAGAGATCCAGATACTGGCCCCTGCTTTTCGTCGGATCAGGCTTGTGGACCGCCAAGAGCATGTCCGTCTGCGCCCAGACCTCTGTAATGCGACCATCCGGCACCGGATACTCATGGCACGGGTGATGCCACATATACCCATGCTTGGCATGGATCTTCTCATAGTAAAATTGGATGCCGCAGCCCCAGTCAAACATATACCGAAGCCGGGTCGTCTGGCCCTTAATCCAGACACGCTCAATCTCCTCTCGCCAACCGGGCTGGAGAACCTCGTCAATGTCTAGGCTTATACAAACGTCAAAATCACGAGGAATAAGAGCCAAAGCAGCGTTTCTAGCCAAATCAAAACGCCAAGGCGTAATGCAGATGTCGTGAACCACTGCGCCATATTTGCGAGCCTCCTCTGGCAGGCCATCGGTAGAACCGGTATCCGCAATTAGTATCAAATCGGCTTCTTTTGCAGACTCACAAAAACGCTGCACAAAATGCACCTCGTTTTTACTGATTGCATAGACGCAAATCTTTAACTTTTCATCAGCGTTACTTGGCATATCACATTCCCCTCTTATGTGATTAAGTCGTGACGGTCGCCGTTGGCGGCGGAATGTTAGAAAACTTCAAATTGGTATTATTGCCACCGTCTGTGGAATTGATCCCGACGTACCAAACTTCACCAGCATTTGCTGTGCAGTAAGAAATGGAAAGATAATTTGTTGCCACCGCGCTTCCCGGCTTGGAAAGAGTATAGGCGCTGGTAGTTGTGGCGTTTAGCGTAACAAGATTTCCGGGTGTTCCCTGCAAGGTGAAATTGGTGAATGTCTGCGTGGTCGCGGACGTAATAAATATCGTGCTAGGCAACGTAGTTGCGGTTAGGTTTGCAAACGTGTTTGAACCTGTGATCGTCAACGCGCCCGCGCCGTCATTGGACAGGGTGCAATTATATGAAGAGCCGCCGCCGACAAAGGTTTTGGCGGTGGCGGCCGTCATGCTGATCTTGCCAGTGCCTGTTCCTGCCGTCGTCGTGAAGTTAGTCGGCTGCGCGTTGTTGAACGCAGTTGAGGATGCTGCGGGACAGACCAACGTACCGCCGTTGAAGGTAAGGTTCTTGGTGCCCGTCGCCGTTGTATAAGATGTGCCAACAGTTAACGTGTTCCCATTCAGGTTAAGAGTTCCGTTGGTATGCGTGACGGTGCGGGTCAAACCCGTTGTCATAGCATCCAAAAGACGGAATGTTCCACCAGCACCATTAAAGGTCACGGGGAAATTCATCGTCTTTCCGTTGGAAGTGATGTCCTGTGTTCCGCTTGTAGCAGCAAAGGTGGTTGTGTTTGCCCCTGCTGCAAGTGTCATCCCGGTTGATACAGTCAGATTACCAAAAATAGAACGTGTTGAGTTTGCAAGTGTCCGTGTGTAATTGGTGAAGTCAACATTGCCCCAAGAGCCCGTCAAAGCAACAATGTCGGTTGCAGCCGTGCCGATGTTAATCTGAGAGCCGCTAGTTGCGAGATTGGGATACGTTCCGGCTGCAATCAATCCAGCAGTAAAGGTTCGGGTTCCCGTTGACCCAGTGTAATTGGAGGTGATGTTGAATGTGCCGATATAGCTAAAATTAGTCCCGCCGACATCGACGATGGTGGCGTTATTTCCAGTTACGTTAATGACATTAGTTCCAAACGCAATGGAGCGAGTTGTTGAGCCACTAGAAACAAAAAGACCCGTTGAAAGACCAACAACACTGAGGTCAAGCGTTCCAGCCGTGAGTGTTGCCGTTCTCGTTGACCCAACGGTCAAAGCGTCTAGTGGCTTGAATGTTCCACCAGCTCCATTGAATGTAATCGGGAAGTCTATTGTTTTACCATTGGAAGTGATGTCCTGTGTTCCGCTGGTTGCACCAAAACGGAGTTCGCTCGTAGACGCTGTAAGCGTCATGCCAGTAGACAGCTTCAGGTTGCCATAAATGATGCCCGTCCCTGTCGCGGCCAAAGTTCCAGCAAATCCGGTGAAGTCTACATTTCCGGCTACGTCAGATGCGGCAAGGAACGTCAGGTTGTAGGTTCCAGCAGTAAAATTATAGCTGATGCTGTTTGCCTGAGTCGTTCTTGAAACAACCGTTCTTGCTGAAGCACCAGCATAGGTGCAGTTCATGATTGCTGTACCAGTAACCGTAAGCGTGGTGCTCGTGATATTTACCATCTGCCCGGTGGTGTTCCCACCCCGGTTAGTCCATGTGCCAGAGCCGAAAGCTATGGTCGCGTCGGTGCTGATTACCGATATTGCCTCGATGGTTACATTGTATCCGTTGGCGTCAAATGTGGCATTTGAATTTATGCTTATACTAACTCCCCCCGTAAAATTGCAAGTAAAGGCATCCAGAATTTTTAAGTTTGTTGAAGCGCCTACAGAAATGGCGAACGGAATTGTTCTGCCCGCAGATGTAAGTGTTTGAACGCTGCCGGATTTTGAGAAGGTAACAGCCGAAACAGAACCGGACAGTGTGGTTGAAGACGAAAAGGCAACGTCCCCAAAAAATCTCATACCGGCGACGAACGTGAGTGTGTAAGCAGTCGTTCTGCTTGAGAGGTTCAGACCGCCACAGTTTGTAATGACGAACGTCAGGCTTGATCCGGTCGTCGCGTTGTCGATGTATGCAGTGTCTTGAGCCAACGGGAAGTTATTGTCGTCTCCAGTTCCGTTGGAGGAAAGCGCCCATGAGCTACTTCCTGCCCATGTCGTGTTTGTTCCGACCCGATAGACATTCTTGGCGGCAGGGAAAACTATTCCAGAGTTTAATCCGCCGTCTCCGGCGCGTGTCGGTGCTGCTCCTGCCGCTGCGCCAGCAAGCGTGATGCCTCTGAAGTCACAATCTGTCGCGCTAATGGCTGCGGCAGTAATCGTTGACCCAGCCGAACCAGAATCTATAAAGCAGCGCCGCGAGGGGGAGGCCCCGCTTGACGTGAACGTGCCGGTCACCGTAAAGTTATTAGGAGACCCAATACCGTAAGATTTTGTACCACTTGCGTTGGGCGCAATCAGGGTCAGATTGTTAAATGTCGTCCCGGTGCAGGTAAGGTTTGAACCAGTGGTGCTGGTGGCACCAGACCCAGTGAACGATACGTTGTTGAACGTAATTGCTCCAGTGAGAAGGCCAGAAAACTGCGCGCCAGACAGGTTAATCTGAGACGTGCCAGCACTAAAAGTCAGGTTGGTGACGGTGCCTATGTTGATCGCACTCTGTTGTTGAGCTGTTATTGTAACTGTGCTGGAGGCAAGGTTGATGGTTCTTGTGTTGCTGTTACTGGAGCTAAACGTCCCACAAGTGACGTTGAAACTGGCGGTGGTGAATGTGCCTTGAGTAACTGTCAAAGCGTTAGTGACCAGCAAAGCATCGCCCAGAGTTGCCGTGATGCCAGAGCCGTTAATCGTAATGGCACTAAATGTCTTTCCGGCACTCGTGATCGTTCCCGTACCAGCAATAGTTACTGCTCCCGTGTGCGAATACGTCATACCCGCGACCAGTGTAATCCCGCCAGAAACGGTAATCGCGGCACCTCCCGCAAGCGTCCCCGTAAACCCAGTACAGGTAATGGACTTCGCCCCGGTGTTTCCGGTTGCGATAGTTACTGTCCCTGTGGACGAGGCATTAAAAAATACGTCATCGGCAGACGTTGGAACGGATGCGCCGCCCGGCCCCCCGGACGTGGCTGACCATTTGGTCCCGGCAGTACCGTCCCAAGATGCTGTCCCGCCGACCCAATACCTGTCTGCCATGTCTTATTCCTGAACGGGGTCTTCAACTGGAGGTTCTTCAACAGGTGGCGCATTGATGATGGCAATCCAATTATCGTAGCGCGCTTGCTTCATCGCCTGAATTTCTTCAGGTGAAAGCGCGTCATAATCAGATTGCCGCATCACAAGAGCATCTCTGTAGAGCATGGGCGCTTCGCCCATTTCAAAGGCGTCACTTACCATACCGTTTTCAAGGATGGTGAAAGCCATTTCATGTCCTCGTCACAGTTAAAGACAATGTAACACGGGTGACAGTCGTCGCACTATCAACATTGAAGCGAAGAATGTCACCAGCCGTAATAGTTGTCGTCCATCCGGTCAGCGTTGAACTTGTCGCGCTGGCTTGAGACGACAATGTAGGCTTGGCCGAGCCAGTGATCGTATCCGCGACCGTTGGAGGATAATTGGCTTGCGTGTCCTTCCAAATGTCCACAACGATGGAGCCGCTCTGATCAGCCATCAATGTCCATGCCGTGATGGTGCAGTTGAACGGCACTTGCAGATCGCCCTTTATTCCGGTGGAGATGACCGCTCCGCCGCCATCAATGATGTATTGCACAGCAGCGAGAACATTGGTCGTCGCGCCCGTAGGCCCAGTAGGGCCACCCGGACCAGTTGGACCCGGAACCGTAGAGACTGGACCTGTTGCGCCCGTAGGCCCAGTTGGGCCTGTCGGACCAGTGGGGCCAGTGGGACCTGTCGGCCCAATAGGTCCATTTACAGTCAAATCCCAGCCAGTATACAAACCCGATCCATTCTCTACGGACACAAGAACATCAATGCTCGTACCGGGAGAAATCGCAGTTATGACACCTTCAATCCAACCTCCAGACGGAGTCTGGCTGTTGGCACGGATGTAATTGCCAATTTCATAAGCTTCGGGATTGCAGCTAAGAGTAGCCGTGTTTCCAATCCCAATCGGGAGCGTCAGAGCCGTATTTGAAGAGACATTATAGCCATCGCCCGTCGCACCAGTGGGACCAGTGGGGCCAGCAGGACCGGGAACGGTAGAGGCGGCTCCTGTCGGACCAGTAGGCCCGGTAGGACCTGTGGGTCCAGTAGGTCCAGTTGGACCGGCTGAACCAGTCGGACCAATATCACCTTGCGGGCCAGTCGCACCAGTTTGCCCAGTCGGACCAGTTGGTCCCGTCAAGCCCGTCGCGCCCGTAGGGCCGGTTGGACCGGGCGTAATCCCAGAAACCGCGCCAGTCGTCGTGCGAACAGATACGCCAGCCTGAACGATCTCAAGCTGCTCTGTTCCATCCAAAGATATGGCCGCTGGAAGATTGGGGATTTGAATGTTCGCCATGTCTTACCTCAGAGCGGACCGGTCCTAGGGATTTCATTAAACCCATACGGGAGTGATGGATCGTTTATAACATATCCACCGCTGACATATGCACCCGTAAAAGTGGAATTTTGCAGATCAATCTGGCTTATGCCGAGAACGGTTATGAAAAATTGACCGTTGGCGCCAGGCACCCCCTCAACCTCCCCGACGATAACCTTTTGGCCGGTAATCATCCCGCTGGTCGTGTTGAGCGTCAGACGAACAACACCAATACCATTGTTGGAGGCATTTATGACCGTCCGATAGGTTACTGCGTTAGGATCGGTGCCTGGCAGAGGATTTAGGCTCCCAGATGGGGCACCTGTTTCCTGGGTGGACCGAACGTCATTGGTGGCAACACCGCCAGACGAGGTAACGCGGGTATCCCCGCCAGGGACCGGAATGCCTGTCGCAGTGTTTACCGTGTTGGCCCCAGATACTTGGCGCTGGTTGGACTCGTCATAGGCAAATGGCTCGGTACGCGGGTTGACGATCGGCATTGGATCGGCAGGGAGGATAATCGCCCGAAGCTGGTTTTGTGGCTCGTCGTAGCAAGATTCGCAGACCAAAATGCGCTTATTGATCAGAGATGCCCCGGCCCAATCATACTGCCACGTCAGCTGATGATGGTTGTACCAAATGGCGCAACGATCACAGACCGCAAACGCCCTAGGGTCTCTTGCACTGGTTTTAGCCCGGCCAGATTTGGAAGCGTAAGCCACAGCGCCTCCTTACTATCTGAAATAGCCAGAGATCATGGGTGAGATGTATTGCTGGGCTTGCTCCACGTTCTGCGTGGCCGCAATTTGATATGCCTCATCAGCAAAAGGCTTCAACTCCATGACTTTGGCTGGGTTCCAAACTTGTGCCAAGCGGAGGGCCAAGCCATAGGCAAAAGCTTCAAGCCACAGATACGGGATGTCTACCTGTTCGCCGTTCTGAAGATTTGAATCTTCAATACGAACAACCCGATAATACTTCAGCTGGGACGGCCCATTGCTGGTGTTCGGAACCGGCCAAAGCGTTACAGTTGGCGACAAAAGGCGGTCAAACCAATAAACAGTCGGGAAACCCTCCTGCTCTTTGTTTGGGTAAGACGCATATTCTGTGCGGCTGATTGGCAGGATAATACGGTCAATATCCTGTCCAGTTTGATTGTTGACGATATACGCGTCAAGAATCATCACTGTTTTTGCATCTACAGAATACGTAGCCTGTCCTGTCGTTAGATTCTGTGTAACCAGATCAACCTTCCATAGATTGACGCCCTGATTGGCCCAGCGAGACAGCATCATGTTGGATGCCATGCGAGCGGCTTCCATATGCTCCTGAAGGACAGCCGTATTACGGATGCCGATCAAGTTGTAAGCATACAGAGTCAGTTCACCGAGAGCCGGATTGAACGTGTATGTGCTGCTCGTTGCCATCTAGCCCTCTTAGGTACTGGCGTCGTTCTTGACCAGAAGAATGATGAACATTGACGAACAAGCGTTGTTGTTTCCTGTCCCGATAGCTTGGGCCTCAAGCGTCGTCTTTTCAGGAACAACGATAGGGTATTCAAATACATAGTCGGCAGCGCCGTTGTTGAGAGTAACAATAGCCGCAGTACGGCGAATTTCGTCAGTTCCGCGTGTTACCAAGCGACCAGTCACGGGACCAGTTCCAGAAGACTGGCCCGTGGAGAAAAGACCCTGAGATACGTACGCCGTGTAGCCTGCCGGGACAGTGTAGCTTCCGGTGATGCGGGTGTTGTAGTCGTACTCGATCACGTCGTAGACAGTTGCGGGAACGCCTGCGGTGACAGTGCCAGTGCCGAAGTAAATAGTGCCTTCTGCGCCATCTGAAGTTCCCGCCGTTGCCACATAGCACTGGTTGACGTGGAGGTAAGATTGGACCGTCAGAACGGCGGTCTGGCCCGTCAACGACACTGTTTCAGAAATGGTGTTGTGGTTGGCGTCAAGCCCAGAAAGGAACACAGTCCGTGCCCCGGTTCCGTTTGATGTGTCGTTGGCGCTGCTTGAGCTTACCTTCAACTGTAGCGCAGTGGACGGAAAAGCAAGAAGGCCCCCATACGGCCAAACAGTCTCCATTGCCGTATCAACGTCCGAATTATATCCGAAGATGGTGATAGACTCATGCCAAGTGATCTGGCCGCGAGAAACCTGAAGTTCAAACGGCTCATAACGGCCATTCTGCGTGATTGACCAAGCTGTAACAGCCATTTTAATCTTCCTTACGTTCGCCCGATGGGCTTACAGGCCACGATTTTCTAGCAGGGCCGGTCTTTTTCCGTGACATAGACGCCTTTTGCTCTTTTGTCATGGCAGACGCAGCAGCAGCAGGACGGCAGGCCGGATAAGGACGCTTGCCCTTTTCTCCCGGTATTCTACCACAATCTTTGCCAGTTTTCACATCCCGCCAGTCTTCAGAAAACCATTTTCCCAAACCGCCACCATCAGCTTTGTTGACCCGGTTGTCATCACCGGACCATTTTCCACCGTGTTGCTTGTACCATTTGGAGGCAAAGGCGTTGGCATAAGCTGATGGGTAAACGTCAAATTTAGCCCGCGCAGCTGCTTTGGCACGGCCCCAAAGACCTGAGTTTTGAGGCTTCGCTGCCATTTTAGCAGTCCCACTTGCGGAGAGATTTGTTGATTCGGCTATTAGGGTCAGCAGCTTTTGCCGAGCCAGTCAGTTTACGCTTCATGCCAGTCATTCGGGCACAGAAACTGTCTTTGCGAGAACCACCTTCAGGCTGCGGGCGCTTGATGTCATGCCCTGCGGCGCGGAGGCTGGCGCGGCCCTTTTCATTAAGCCCCCCAGATTCGCTCTTGCCTTCTTTTCGCGTCCAGGCTGGTGACTTCGCCATGACTTGCCCCCTAAAGGAAAGATGGGGGCCAAAGCCCCCACCAGTTAGTCGTTAATGCTACCAGAAACATTACGACCCGGCGCAGGCGTGCCTTTAGCAGCCGACGACAAGGGGCTCATGTTGGAGCCAGTGCGGCCACCCGACTTGCGAGCAGGACGGCCCATGTTGGCCTTAGCCTTCATGCCCTTAACCTTGCCAACGGTCTTGCCGCCGCGCTTACGCTCTTCGGCTTCATCCATCGGATTTGCCTGATACGTATAACGCATGTTCTTTGTCTTGAGGTCTTCAGCAGCAGCGTTAACGCCACCCGAAGCACGCTTGGAACGACCTTTCATGTGAGCCTCCTAAGCTCTATCAGATGCCACTGGCCTGAATGTATTCCACAACAAGGACGCCAGCGCCGGGAGTTGTGTCCGGCAAACCAGAATCCACCCAAATCTGCACATCATCCGTGCCAACATTGGTCCACAGATCCGTGCGGGTAGCATTTGTTCCCGGATTAAGGGAAAGAATACCAACAGCATTCGCGTTCGTGGCAGCGACAAGTTCCGTCGCCGTAGCCGAAGTACCCACAGAAATGGTGTACGTCGTCGTGGCGCTAGACCAAGCCGTTTCAACATAGAGCGTGATGGCAGTGATAAGGCTACCAGCCGGAATGACAATGCCAGTAGCGGCAGCAGTCGTAGACTGAACGACAGCCGCAGCCTGAGCCGCAGTCAAAGTGCCAACATTCTTGAGCGTACCGACAGTGCTGCCGGTCGTGTTCAGAACGTCGCCAGCCTTAACAGGGCCAGTAAATGTAGTTGTTCCCATAGGAACCTCCTGCACGATGAGATCACACTGTCTGTGCAGCGCCCGCTTGGCCGGTCAGTGTGATCAGAATGCCAAGATAAAAGGCGGGGCTGTTACACCCCGCCTCTTGTCTGTTACGACGGGAACGATCCGAAGATTGAACGCCAATTATAATATCCAAATGAGTATCTTTCGTAACCCTTAACCAGAAGGTTATCGGTCACAAAGTCTACCTGCATATCGGTTTCAAATGGCATACGGACCATGTACGACAGACCGTCAATGTTGGTCAGCAAGAACCAAGCAGTTGCAGAGGTCAAGAAGTCGTTGACCATGTAGCTCTCAGGCAGGCCGCCTGCGGTCATCATGATCGCGTTAACGTCATTGTCTGCTGTACCGGGACGCAGTTCCGTCTTCGTAAGGCGGATTGCGACAGGCTCAAGCTGCGGCGGAACAACGAGCTTGCGAGCACGCGCAAACACCTTGAGGCCAGCCTGATCCTTGAAGTTGGTACGAACAGCAATCATGCTGTTGAGCAGAGTCGCTTCGTTGAGGTCAACGTCAACGGCAGGACGGTTTGCAACCGTGCCACCATCAATCGGGTGATCTGTGGCGATCAGCGCCTTACCGTCACCGCCAACCGACGCATTGTACGTCGTAGCAGTGTTGAGCACATTGGCGCCGTAGATTTCCTTCGTCTGCTGGAACGACTCAATGAGGCCCAGGTTGGAAGGAGCAAACTGCGTCTTGTACAGGTTATCGTCAATGGCCTTGCGAGTAATCGCGTAGCCGAGAGCGATTTCCGTGTGCTCTTGGTTGTAGACGTAACGCTCACCAGCGTTGTTATCAAAAGCAGTCTGGCCGCCTTCAGTCTTCAGCTGGGCGAGACCCAAGAAGCGCATTTCTGCGGTGCGCTCAAGCGCCATCTTGGAATCATGCTTCGTGAAGATCTTGTCGTACTGCGACGGGATCTGCTCGTACTTGCCTTCAACTCCACGGAGACCGGGGAGCAGAAGGTCTTTAATGGCACTGAGATTAACAGCCATTGGTCCTTACTCCTCTTAGATGCCCGTGAAGTTCTTGGTCGTCACGTTGTTGAACGCGACGATGACGCGGTTGTAAGCGCCAGCTTCGGTTCCACCGGAGCCCGGAGGGTCCACAACGAGGCTAAGAACACGGAAGGGAAGGGTGGTGGTTCCGGCAGCAGCCGTCGTCACATCGACGAAAGCGCCCGACAGGCCGTTGTTAGCGTTGCCCGTGCCAATGTCATAGCCGATGAGCAGATTGACAGTGGACTGAGTAGCGCCGGTTGAGCCGGTCTGAACGACGAACTTGGCGTTCGGATCGTTGATGATGTAGCCCTCAACGACGCTCGTGGAGGCAACATCCGAACCGGGCCAGTAGTTGGACCAGACGGTGCGCTTCTGAGCAACCGAGAGATACTTGCAGCCGACGAAAATGCCAGCAATACCGGCAGCGGCGGTCGTGCCGTCACCACGGATTACAAGGCCGTTTGCATCAGGTTCTACGGGATCGCCATAGTAAATGGCGGAAGCGTTATAAGCGATCTGGACTGCGACCTGTTCGTAGGTCGGGGCCGAGCCCGTGCCGCTGTACTGGCTGAAACCGAAAGGCGTATTGCTATTCGCCATGACGGTGCCTCCTTTTTACAGGAAGTCCCATCACTGCACACCGGGGCAGCTACGAGACCGGGAAGGTTGAAGCTCTCCACGCCGGGGGAGAGGAAAATCCACGAAGGTTTTTCAAAAATCAAAATACATCTTATTTAATGAATGTAAAGGGCCACTTTTCAGCAGCCCTTTACTTATTTGAATACTTTTATTCCTTAGGAACGGGCATGGGCTCAAAGCCCTTCTTAATGGCCGCCCGAACACGCGGATCACTGCGCTCAAACTGCCCATCAGGGGCCGAATTAAGCTGCTGCTCCTTAACGAGAACCTGAGCCCTCGCCCTGCGATGTTCAGCTTGGCGGACTTCCTCATTAATAACCGTCGGGCGCTGCATCAGGACCATGCCTTTGCGCTCAATAGTCGGATAATTACCCTGCCCAGGCATCATCTCAGGGTGACGAGCGGTCGGAACCGGGTCCCAGCCCTGCCGAGCCAAGTGAACCTGATAGGCCGGGTCTTCCTGACCAAGCACCGTCCGGCGCTTCCACTCGTAAGTCCAGCCATCTGGGGCAGGAGGGGCAGCAAAGTCGTCTGTTCCCTCATCCATGCTGCCAATGTGGCCACGGATTTCAGCTGCACGACGAGCAGCCAAAACGCGGGGATCTTCTTCACGCATGGGCGGCCTCATGGGCGGGCGGTCAACGATCGGGGCTTCAAAAACAGCTTCCGCTACTGGCTGGGCTTCTGTTTTAATCTTCGGAGGACGGCCCGGACGCTTGCGGACCTGATTATTAACAGTATCGGTCATTTAACTCTCCTTAGTGAGTGCGATTACGCTCTTGGATCATCAGTTTGTAGTATTCCACCTCACTCAGACCGCTGATTTTAGCGGCTTCTGCTTGAGCCGGGGTGAGCCGGACCACATTTGGCCGGGTTCCAGGGGCCGATCCAGACCGGCTGACAGGTGCAGCAGGGGGTGCTTGGCGACGCGTAGCGGGCGCCGAGGCCTCCGAGAATGGCGAATCATCCTCCTGAACCATTTCACGCTGCTGAGGACGGGATTCTTCTTTGTTGATGCCCAAGCGGTTCTCAACAAATTGGAAATATTCCTTAGATTCAGCCTCAATACCCATATCAACGGCATCTTCATGGGCTCGGCCCATCATGCGAATCATGCGCGGGTCATCCAAATGGTCCCGATGTGCCTTGATCCACTTGGCTGATGTCGGGGTCACTCGTGAAGCAATCTCGTCAATCATACTGTCATGACGAGGGGCTGGCTGGGGCTCAATCTGAGGCCTGCTCCGCATCTCATTGTAACCCTGCTCAAGCTGCAACAGCTTGGCTGAGTTCATGGAAAGGGTTTCCTGAATTTCAGCGGCCTTATCAAAGTCGCCAATAGACATTGCTTCCCTCAGGCCCGACTTGAGGATGTCCTGATCACGCTTGACGGTCTCAATTGCTGTCGTAACGAGCGTCAGATTGCTGTTTGCAACCTCATTTGACGCACGAGAAACACGCTGCATTGCGTCATGTGCTTCGCGTTCAGCTTTTTCTCGGAGCTTCTTCTCGCGCTTGAGCTTGTCCTGAAGCTTTTTTAGCGCGTCCTGAACGTCATCTTCTTTTTGAGCTTCAGGTTCAGCCTTAAGTTCAGCGCCCTCTTCAACGATCTCAACGATCGGATCAGAATTGTCTTCAACCTTAGGTGTTACATCATCAAGATTAAGCTCAATTTGATTATTATCGCCTGTCATATTGTTTCTCCTTACCAAACGCGATCAGGGTGATCCACCCGGCCACGTACATTCACATCATCAATCATGCGGCAAAGAATGCCGTTGACCGTGATGCTCCATCCGTCGCTTGGACGGAAGACGATCCAGTCGTTGGTCTCAATGGAGATGTCGTTGAACCACTGGCCGGTATTGTCATCAAAGGCCATCGGACCTTTTTTAAGAACCAAGCCAACTTTGGACTGGAATTTATCTTCTTCGCGATGCGCATCAGGCATGTAGATGCCCGTCTTGGTCTTCTCAGGCCGCAGATAAACAGCAACCAAAATCTGATTGTTGAAGACTTCCACGTTGGAAATGTCTCCAATGCTCTTCAAGAGCTTCTGACGCGGGTCTACTTCGTGTTCCATCAACATTGCTGGCATGACTAACCCCTCTCTGCACCGTTTGCGACACTTTCAGCCTCTTCCATAAGCTCTAAAGCTCGGCGGAGACCGTCAATAATCCCTACGTGGTGTTTGTAAGTTGAAAAATCAGGGGTGCTCATACCCGTTGAGAGATTTTCTTTTAATCTTTCAACCTCGCCAACAATGAGTTTCCGCAACTCATGCTGATAAAACGCTTGATACGTTAACATTTACACCCCCTCTGGTGTTCCCCCTCCTGTGTAAGTGGGACGGGAGCCAGAGGGGGCCAGCTCCCGTCCCGATCCGCAGGGCCCCGGAAGAAGCCCGCCTGCGAATCACCTTTTGCGAGCTTGGATTTCTGTCTTTTCCAGACGACCCAATCCCGAACCGGCGCCAGCATCCATGTCCTTGTAGGAGCGGTATGCCTTGCCACCAGCCTTACGACCCATGCGAGCCTTTGCGATGTCCGTCTTTTGCAAACGTCCTTCACCCGAGCCCGAGCCAGCAGTCATGTCCTTGTAGGACGACGCCTTAGCTGTGAGGCGACCACCCGACTTGCGAGGCATCGGAGGGCCGCCAGCGGGAGCCGCAGGCATCGGCATCGGCATTGGCATTGGCATTGGCATCGCGCCCGGAGCACCACCCTGCGGCGGCGGGACCGGAACCGGCATACCCTGCGGGCCAGCGTCCATTCCCGGAGGAGGCCCCATCATGTCAGCGCCACCAGCAGGCTTGCCAGCCGCAATGACAATGTTGATGTTGGTTCTGCCTTTGCCTTTACCCTTGGTCTTTCCACCAGTTGCACGAGCAATACGACCGCCAGTTACGCCGGGAATCTTGCCGGGATAGCTGGGACCAGAGAAGACTTCACCGCCGGTTGCGCGGGCCTTGCGGGCGCCGGGCTTCACCATTTTCTTGATGAGAGCGATGTCCATTTTCTCATCGGTGTGAGCCATGCCACCTTTTTTCAAACGGACAGGAGATCCAGATTGGCGGCGCTGGTTTTCGGCCTTAGCCTTATCCATCGTGTCAAATGGAGTTCCGGACATAGGGTCGCTAATCAAACCTTTTCCAGTGCCACTTGGCTCAAGCTTTACTTGATCCCAAGCATCACCGCCGGTTGCGCGGGCCTTGCGGGCGCCGGGCTTCACCATTTTCTTGATGAGAGCGATGTCCATCTTTTCGTCAGGGTGCTTGGCCTTACCACCATCTTTGCGACGATAGACATCCTGGTCAGATGCTGCGCGACGATGAGCGTTACGCTCGTCAAGTTCACGCATAAGCGAATTAGCCATTTTCCCACGCGGTTTGCGCTCGCCTGCATTCGCATTGACTGCGTAATACAAACCAAGGCCCGGTGAATCTTTCACCTTTTCCAGAGACTTTGGATCTTTCATTGCCTCTTCAATAACGTCGCCGCCTGAGGCGCGGCCCTTACGAGCAGGCGGCTTGACCATTTTCTTGATCAAAGCCTTGTCCATCGCTTCGTCTTTGTGAGCCATGCCGCCTTTTTTCAGGCCAGCAGCTTTTGAAAGGCGCGAAGTCGCGGGAACCGATGTAAGCGTAGCTGACGGAACGCCAGCAGTCTTTTGAGCCCGGCGCATCATTGACTCAGCCCCAGCCATAGGGCCGCCGTCCATCTTCTTGGTGCGACCGCCAGCCTTGCGACCTGTGGTTTTAAAATCCTGCCGGGCGCGCATTCTGTCTTCATAAGCACGATCCGTAGCAGCCTGGCCTTCCATAATTGCTCGCATCCGACGCTCTTGCTCGGGCGTGATCGGCATATTTTCAGGAGTCAGTTCAGGCGCGCGTGAATCCATCACCATATTGGATATATTGCCACCAGCTTGTTTGTGAGCACGGCCACCCTTCTTCATACCGCCAACGTGCTTAACGCCGGGGCGATCTTCGTTGGCCTCTTTCACATTGCGGTTGATCTTGGCAATCGCATACTTGTTTGCCTCACCACCGGACTTGCGGGGCTTGCGGCCCATGTTGCAAGCAGCCTTCTCGCCCTTAACCGAGCCGCCAGACTTGAATGCACGGCGGCTGATAGGACGGAGACCCGTCTTCGCTTCCGTGTTCAATGCCTCGGGCGGCGTCCAAGTGGACGAATCAACTTTCTGGTGCGGATCAGCCGACGACAGGCGGGACGCCTTCGCCTTCATAGCCGAGCGGGCCTTCTTTGCCATGTCGTACATGCTTGCTCCTGATCAGGTTCTGGGGCGTCCCCCGAAAAACAACGCGTTTACATTACACCACACTTACCAAATTGCTGTTAGCGCCTTTCAGCCAGCAAACGGTGAATGATTTCCAGCGCTTGATTTAGCGCAGCATCGTTGCCACCAACTGAACCGCCGTCTTTTCTTTGCATGGGCTCACCCGTGCCGGTTATCCCAGCCTCACGCATGGCGCGATCTGCACGAACAAAGTCAGCCGGATTGCCGGTTTCGTTATAGCGATCCCAGAGCGAGGCAACGCTTGGGCCGGGCTCAGGCTGACGAACGGGAGGCAGCGGAACTCTGGATGGGCCACGTCCACGCTTTACAGCATCTTCAAGTATTCTTCCCTGCTCTCCAGAGAAGCCAGGCTCCTCATAGCTGGGGGAAGTGAGAAAACGCATGAAGGGCGCAGCTTCGTTTGTCTCATCAAACTGATAACGACGCTCTCTTGCCGGGGGCAGCGGCTCAGGAGGCATAAAGCCTTCCATTGTAGAGCGAGAACCAAGAGGCACTTCAGATTGTGCCGGGGCCGAGCCAGAGACGCGGCTGGCAAGAGCGCTGCCATATCCAGGGGTCCCTGACTCAATTCCAGCAACAGCGGCAGGAACACCCATAGCTGTTGTTATCGCTGCATTTTGCGCTGCTGGACCACGCCCAAAAATAGCAGTTGGGGCATTAAATGTTCTGGGCGCCTGCGCTGCTGCTCGAGGCGCAGCAGATGCACCTTGACCAAGAATTCTTGCGATAAGAGCAGCAAGGCCAACGGGGATTGCGGGGAGGGCCATCTCAAAGTTCTCCTGTCTTTGTGCCATCCAGAGTTGGCTCATTGGACTCTAATCTGCCCAACATTGCCGGGTCTATCAGCTGGTTAACAATGCCAAGTCCTTGCGGGTTCTTGGATAATTCTTCTGCCATCTTCATGGCCGCCAGACGCTCACGGCTCTCACGATCGCGCTTGCGGTTCACAGCATCCAGCAAAGCATCTTCCTGCTTCTGCTGCATTTCCTGCTGACGGACCTGAAGCTCCATCATCTTGGCTGGGTCACCACCTGAGCCAATGGCGCCTTGGGCCTCCATCTCAAGCCGAGCCATATCCACTTGGATCTTGGCATCCGTCTCTTTGGCGCGAGTTTGCGAATCAAGCATACGCGCTGCGGCGGCAGTCTTGTCGTTCTCCATATCGGCCATAGCCTTGATAAGCTCTGGCGGCGGCTTGCCCTGCGCGGAGGCCGGGATCATGAACTGCTGCGGGTTAGACCAGCCAAGCGCCTGAAGCGCCGCAGTATCCACAGCAATCGGGTCATACAGAGACGGGTTGCTCTGAGCCAATTGCTTCAGGGCCAAGACTTTCATCAGGCGCTGCGTGTGGCTGGCCGTATTCGGGTCGGCCTGCGGGACCAGATCGCAGTCGTTCAAAGCCATCAAGAACTGTTTCTCGTCCCATGGATAAGATGGGCGGCGATTTCTCTGCCAGAAGCTCTCTGGATGCTCTTTGAATTCCCGAGCCACGAGCATGAACTCTTGCGCTTGCGCATTGTGCATACGCTTGTGAACCGAGTTTAAAACTTTCTGCGCCTGCTCAATCATGGCAAGCGTCGTGCCGACAGGAGCATCAGGCTTGCCCTCAGTCACCATGACTTCAGACGAGCCACCCACGCGCATACCTGTATCAGCCATCTGCGTGACGAGGTTCATCAACGCGCCAGACGGCTCTTTGTACGGAAGCGGCATGATTGCCTGACTGAGTGGCATACCGTTTGTCTTCACCAGCGCCATCCCGCCAGGCGGAATGCGGAAGATGTTTGTGTTCTGACGAGCGCCGGTATCCGCCAGCATGAAGCCGGGAAAGTTGTTGTACATGCCCGCGTCAAGAAGCTCGCGCCATGCAGCAGTGATAGCGTTGGTCGTGTTGCCGAGAATGTGCAGGAGGCCGATGTCGTAAAAGCCCATGCCCGGCACGAATGTGTACTTGACGAAGTTCTGACGAGCCTCAGGAAGCTCTTCAGTGTTCTCATCATAGTTGCGAACAATTGAGAGAATTTCTTTTGAAGAAGCATCAATCGTTACGCGGTACGGAATTTCCAATCCCGTATCTTTGCCCTTCCAACGGTGTTCAAAACCGCTGATGTTTAACTCGCAGTAGCACTCGTAAACCTCGCGATCACGGTCATCAGGATTGAATGAGCTTATATCAATCCCTTGCTGCGCTGCTTTTTCACGCTGCACACTGTCGGGGTTAGCAAACCCTGGAGTTGAAAGCGCAATATCGCGATAAACACCAAGGATTTGCAGGCGTTTAACGGTTGATGGCCGCATATATGTGCGGTGAGTAATGCGCTTTGCATTGCTCAGATCAGTTGCTGCATTGTTGACGATCAAGTCATCAGCATCAACGCTTTCGCTGACAGGACGATTGCGCAGCGGGCAGAAGTAAACCTTCTTGAATGCCGAGCCACCAAAACCAAGCATCAGCAACATGCGATCGGTATCAGGATAATACTCTGTCGCGACTGCTGTCAGATAGTGGTTCATGTCTCGCTGAAGTGCGTTGGCTCGCTGATCTTGTTCTAGCGTTGCGCGCGTACTGTCGTTGCGGATTTTTACCGGGCCATCGGTTGGTAGCATCTCGGAGCGGGCGTTGGCTTGGAAGCGCAAAACGGCTTCAAGAAGAAGCGGATGACGAACCTTGCTCATGCCTTCAATCGGGGCGCCATCTGATGCGCCTTGAAGACCGGGGATTTCCATTTTCAAGCCAAGCAGCTTGATACCCTGCGCGCGATCTTCAATCCAATCCTTGCGAGACTGAAGATCATCTTCAATTCCACGGATCAAATCACTGGAGATGCGGCTGAGTTCTGAATTATCAACTTCGTCAACGAGATTGCGGAACCAGCTTGTCCGATCTTTCTTCTCACTAGACTCGTTGATTGGTTTTCCATCCAGAGAGACGGTGATTGACCCATCAGGGTGCTCAATGCGCAGGATGTTCCCAAACTCGTCGGTTTGAACATTGTCGGGAGCGTCTTCCACGATCTCAACAATGACATCGGAGTCAGGAAGCTGCTCTTCAGCAGGACCATCCTGGCGCAAATTTAACCCGAGCCCCGGTGTCATCGGCATACGTCATTCCCCTTCAACGGGCAGTTCTTCCATCTCTTTTACAAAGCGACGGATGCCCTCTTGGGCAGCTATAGTATCGTTTTTTGCCATGATTTCATAGTGACGAACGTAATCATATGGAGCCTTGCCCCATACCTCCACCCGAAAGTTGCCAATCCGCTGCGGGGTGGCGGGCCTAATCACGTCAACTATGGCACTGGCCAGAACCTGAGACATTTCTTTTATCCTGCTTTTGGATAGCCGGGATTATACCGGGTAAAGGGCTGTAAAGCTATTGCCCCTAAACTGAAGCTGGTCCTCGGCATCGGCTGCCCATTCGGCGCCCCTGACCAGAACCCCGATGTCTCTCAGGTGGCGGATAGCCATACTGACCGTATCCACCAAGTCGTCATGCTTGCCTTTGGGGAATTGGCCGACCTGAGTGATGACCATCTCGGCCCAAGACATATTGGGGGCGTAAATCATCCCTTCGGCAAAGATGTGCTGAACAGAATAGAGCCGAGCCAGCTTATCTTGGCCTTTGGGGTCTATCAGCTGGACGCCAAACTTCTCGTACCCATAGAGGCGACGAATTTCCTGAGCCACCGAGTGACCAGCGGCCTTATTTTCAATCAGAAGGTTGTCTACCTTCATTTTGGCGCATGTTTCAGAGACTTTCGCCACCAGATCATGCAATTCGTACCGGCCCTGCCAGGCATACATCATCATGACGCGTGGGTGGCTTTCTGAATACCGGCGTTCAGCTGATCCGCCGACCTGTTTCATGTTTTGGGCGACCACATCTCCAGAAAACACGCCCCAAATGGTCAAAGCGGACGGATCATTCTCTGTTTTTGTCGTGTAGGCAGTATCCAGAGAGGCAATAACTAGTTCCATAGAGGGATAGATGGATGAATCCCACGGCATCCACCATTCGCGCTTGATAACACCACCGCCTTTTGGCTCGGGACGCTGTTGAAGCTGACCGGCAGCAGTCCACGGACCCATTTGGCGCTCCAAAATCTCCACTTCGGTATCGCCAAACCGTTCTGGCCAAAGCAATTCGCCTTCGCGGTCCTCTAATTCCACCTGAGCATCAGGGCTGACAGGAATACGCTCGCCATCTTCGCTGACCTCAACCAGCGGCTCGCCGTCATCATCCAATCCACGGGGGTCATCCCAGACCAATTCATAGCCTTCGGGATCAAATCCAAGGACCGTATGGCTGTGGCGTTGCCATTCATACCGCATTGGCAGGCAGAGATGGGTCCATTCGCCCATATCTTTGGACATTATGTACCCAGTCAGGTCCTGTTCGCTAAGTCTCTGCTGAATAATGACAAAAGCGCCTGTTTTTGGGTCATTAAGTCGGGTTGAGAGCGCCGAATCCCACCATTCAATGGTGCTGGCGATGGTCGCCTCAGAAAAGGCTTCCTGTGCAGCGTTCGGATCGTCAACCACGATGATAGATCCGCCTTCACCCGTGAGTGCAGACCCGACAGAGGTGGAGAGACGCGAGCCATTCCGGTCATTATCAAACCTCGTCTTGGTATTTTGGTCGCCGGTCAGCTTAAACCTCTCGCCCCAGAGGGACTGATACCACGGACTTTCAATCAGGCGGCGGCATTTGACCGAGTCACGGAGAGAAAGCTGCTGGGCATACGAGGCGTGAAGGAATTGTACGCCTGGCCCGGCGGTCGGGGACCACTCAGATTGGGGCCTGGCCCATACCCAAGCCGGGAAAGCGACACTGGTGAGCGAGGATTTGGCGCAGCGAGGCGGAATGTTGATGATCAGGCGCCGGATTTGGCCGTCAGATACGGCCTGAAGGTGTTCAGCGACAGCTTCAATAGGCCATCCAGGGGTAAATTCAGATGAATCTATGTATCTCCAGCCGCTTTGAAGGAATGTGTACAGACTTTTCTGGCAGTCTACGCGCTCAAGTTCGCGTTCTACATCATCAATTCTCAACAATTGCCCGTTGAAATTAATGAATTCTTTCATGTTGCTGCCGGGTTTTTTAATTTCCATAACCATTTATTGGTCTTTCTGTAATATTCCATTGCTTCCAAAAGGTCAGCGATCTCATTGGCGTGCTCTGCTTTGAGTTGTTCTTGTAACCTACGTTCGTCATCTATGATTTTCCAGAGACGAGAGATTTCCCTTTCCAGCCTTTGGACCTCAGCCAAGACCTGATGGCGGTAAAGCTCAGTGTCTTTGTCCAAGACCCGAGCCAAGAATTCATTTTTCTCTGGCTTTCTGAACTGCCTCTGCTGCCTCATCCGCTATCCCCGGCACTGTCTCGTCTATGTAACGAATGACATCATTCAAAAATTCTAGTTCATCTATGATTTCGGACCACAGGTTTTGCCGGAAACCATAGCTTTTGTTCTCTTGTGCTCGCCTATCAAGAGATTGCAAAAGAGCCATGAAGCTCTCGTCGGTATACATTGCCAAACCCTCAATGCTTATCGTTTGTTAAGATTAACACAGTTTTCCCTTTACACCAACTGGGTTCATGCTACTATCAATTACCCATTGGTGTTTTCCCGAGCCAAGCATGAGCGGGCGCCTATTTCGCTATAGGCATCGGGATCTAAGGCGCGCGGAGCGGCTTGGTAATAAACAATCGCGGAGATTGAGATGGCTGAGATTAGAATCACTGGCTTTGACAATTTAGAGCAGTTGGTAGCCGAAACGCACAATAAGGTTTCGCTCCTTCTGCAGGCGTACAGGCAGCAGCCAGAATTGGATGCGCTGCTGGGTTGCATCAATGCTATGCAGTCTGCTGTTGAGAGTGTGATCCTCGCCTATGAGGAGCTTGCTGGTGGACAGACACCTGTCAGCAAAGAAGCACGCCACGCAATGAATGCAGCGCAGATGCTGAAGTATCAAAACGGTGCAGTGCCGTTTTTTGATTGGGTGTTCCCTGAAGAACAAGATGGGCAGAAGTTTGAGACAGCAACGCGCGGCGAGCCCTTTGCAAAGACAACGCGCCTTGTGAAGAAGACAGCGCCAGCGAAGAAGGGAAAACGCAAATGAGCAACGACAAGCAAATCCTGTATGAGCGCAAGACAATCGTTAACAGCGAAGGCTGCCAACTGCCAGTAGGCCTCAGTGAGGCTGTGACGCTGCGCGACAAGTTTGCGATGGCGGCGCTGCCCGGCATCGTCTCAGCCAACTGGGGCAGGGTAGATGCTGATCGGATGGACCTCGCGTCATGGGCTTATGGCATTGCCGATGCCATGATGGAGGCACGGAAATAATGGCTAATTTCTCAGAACTGATCGGCAAGACGATCACGATGATTGAGCGTGGTGATGATCGGCTGGTGCTCCAAACTAGCGACGGTGATCGCTACGTCATGGAGCATGAGCAGGACTGCTGCGAGACTGTCACGCTGGACGAGGTGATTGGCGATCTGCGCGATCTGGTTAACAGCCCGATTATTGAGGCCAGCAAAGAGAGTGGGCAGCTAGAGCCTCAGAAGCCTGACGAGTATCCGAACGAATCCTACACTTGGACCTTCTACAAGATTGGCTCAAGGAAGGGTTTCGTGACGTTGCGCTGGTATGGCGAGAGCAACGGCTATTACTCTGAGGAAGTGTCGTTCAACAAGAACGGCGAACGCTGGAGTTGTTCTGATGATTGATATGATGGAGGCGCGGAAATGATCGCTGTTGGATTTGCATTATTTTGGATCGGAGTGATCTCTGCCTTGTGCTTTCACGATGAGCACAGCCGCAATGCGCCGACGAAGGAGTGGGCGAGCGTCGTTCTCGCGGCGACTGGCCTTGCCTGCATCTTAATTGGAATCACTATCTGGATGTGGAGGGCGATGCCGTGATCAGCAAAGACAAAACCTATCGCACCGCTGCTGGTCATGACGTTGGTGAGTTTACTGTCTACTCAAAAGAAATCTTTCCGGGGAAGACCGATCAGTTCTTTGCTCAGCTTGTAACGCGCAACGGTGAGAGGCCGACTTTCGTCACATGGGATGACAAAGGAAAATGCATTCTAGACGGCTTTCCACAATGGGATTTGACTGAGGTGAAAGAGGGGGAAGGGCTGTGACCGACGATCTTGTGAAGCGGCTGCGCGAAGAAGTTAACGATCATATGTTTGGCATCATCCAAAGTCCGCTTCAGCTAGAAGCCGCCGATCTCATTGAAAGCCAATTCAAATTGCTTGAAAGGTCCGGTGAGGTTCTTGCGTTATTATATTCCCGCATTGAGCAACTGGAAGAGGCAATTCTTCAGATCGCTAACTTAGAGGCTGATCCAGAATTTGGAACGCCGCCGCTGGAAACAGCAAAAGCTATTGCACGAAAGGTCCTGTGATGACTGAAGATGAGAACAAAGAGTTTGACCTTCTGCAACTAGCGGACGATATGTCTTACAAAAACTGGATGTACTTTAAGTTTCTCTACAACAAGAAGTTTAAGGAATCAGAAGAGCGGATCAAAGAGCTGGAAGCGGCGCTACGGTTCGCTTCTGGACTGATCAGCACAATGCCGCCTTTTGACATTGACCATCCAGAAGAAGCTTTGGAGTGGGTCATGCAAGAAAGCGCCGCACTAGGGGAGAAGAAAGATGTCTGATGATTTTGTAATGACCGGCGACTCCGAATGGGTGAGATTGAAGGCTCGTAACGCGGAACTGAAAATCATTCTGGCCCGCGCACTTGCTGATTATGAATCGTCAATATGCCCGGAGGATATGTTCTTTGATTGGATTGAAGATGCCCGCGCCGCATTAGGGGAGAAAAAAGATGGATGATTTCCCAAATCAACTTCGCGAGCAGTTTTCAATAGACAGGATTCTTGAAAACCCCGCTTTCGTCGCGGCTGTTTATGTGAATGAACGCGACCATGCTGCTGACATCATTGAAGACCAGCAGAAACGCATTGAGAAATTTAGATCGGCACTGGAGAAGATTGCTGCCATTGAGGATGAGCATATCAACGTGCCAAAGACAGATGAAGGCGCAAACCTTTGGGCTTGCCTCGCCATGTGCGTTGAACTTGCAGAAACTGCACTAGGGGAGAAGAAGTGATGAGAGTTCTAGATAAAACTGTTCAGATGAACGAAGATTTTAAGCCTGTTTTGCTTATCACTCTGGAGCTTCCGCTGACATTAAACGGGGGGGGGTTACATGAAAGGCAAAGACTTCATGGATGCGTTTTATGAAGCTATTAAGGTCTATGAAGATCAACAAGCAGCGGAGAAGAAATAATGGGCGTTATTAATTACGTTGAGCGTGCTCCGATGACACGGGCAGAACGCTGGAAAAAGCAGGACCAAGAACGCAAGTCTCGTGAATCTAACAACGATGTAACGACTGCGGCGGTTGTCGGGTATTCCGCTTACAAAGCTGGCGAGGCATCTGGGGATGCTGTTTCTTCTGCCTTAGACAATACAGATAGTTCATCTGATGAATAAATGGGTATGACATGAAGTATGATCCTATTGAGCAAGCTCGTCTGATCTATGAGGCCCAGCCAACGGCCTATAATGCCTCTGCCTATCAGCTTGCCGTGCAACTGGCGGCCCTAAGGACAGAGTTGGAACAGAACCTGAAAGCTGCCAAAGAAGACCGAGCCAATGCTAAGTCTGAAATGCTTTTCTACACGAGCATGGCTGACAAATATCGCTGGCAACCTATAGAGACGGCGCCGAAAGATGGCGATGAAATCCTAACCTATGGCAAGGATGACGAGGGCGAGGAATATTTCTGGGTCAGCGGCTGGTGGCCTTTTCCAACCCACGAAAAAGGATCTTGGACCTGTTGGCATAATTCTGACTGGGCAACTCATTGGATGCCCCTGCCCGAACGACCGGAAGAGCCGACCGATGCCTGATCCTGACTGGCTGGGCAAAACCTTCGCCCAAGAGAAATGGACGCCAGAGAAACGGCAATATGTCCTAGACCAACTGGCTAAGGGCAGGAAAGTTCCAGACATCGCCAGGGAACTTCTGGTACCTCCCGGCCAATTAAGAACAGCTATGCGATACCACCGAGCCAAAGGGGAAGGGCATGAGTGAGTGGCAACCTATAGAGACGGCGCCTCATGATGGAACCTGGATACTCGTCACAGGGTTTCGCCAACAGCACAACGGACCAATTAGCCATATGTTTGCTGTAGCTGCCTTCTTCCCCCGCAGCGAAAAGAACCCAATGGGACCCTATGAGTGGTTCTATGGAATAAAAAGAGAGCAATACATAGACAGCCCTACCCACTGGATGCCGCTACCCAACCAGCTGCCACCCAAGCCTGTCAAACCCAAAAGGCAACTCCAAGTGGTTACCCTGCCAAAAAGAAACATCAAAAAACCCTAGCGAGACAAGACAGGACAAACCAAGACATTTGTCCCAATCAGTCCCAGCCAAGCAGGACAGACAAGGACAAAACCCTATAGGGTTGTCCAAATGTCCGAGGCCGACAGGGACCCAAAAAACCTAGCCAAAAAATGGGGTAAGTTTTTAGGACCCTTCCTAAATGGGGTGGGGGCTTTGGGAAAAGTTTGGCCGAAAACCCGGTAACAGGGACCCATATTGCCTTGCCAAAACAATGATTTGCAGTATAATGGGACCCACAAGTGCCATACTTGTACTTCCTAAGCCGTCAGGGGGACTGGACGCCCTCTGGCGGCTTTTTCTTGGCTGGGACAAAAAGGGACCCAAGTCAAAAGGGGACCCATAGGCCATACCCCTATATAGAGGGACCCATACCCCATAAGGGGAAATACAAACACACATGGGGACACAGGGACCCAAAGGGACCCATTGGGAGGGGGACCCACTCCGGGGTTTGGTCATAATTTGCGAAATTAGAAGGCGGGGTTCAGGACCCAAGATAGGCCCGGCCTCTTTCTATTGGGGTGTGCCACCCGGTTTGGGCATAGGGACCCTCCCCAGGCGATCCCGCCCATATCGGGCGCTTGCCCAGGATGGGTTTGCTCGCCCGGATTGTTTCACGTGAAACCATATTGGGCATCCAGGCGCTGGCTGGGCGAAGGTGCTCATAATGAGTTGGCGCAATGCAGCATGGCATGGCGCTTGCCCTATCTGTTAAGTTGTAGCTTGCATGTAAGGCGAGGCTTAATCCTTTGCCTCGCTCCACTCTCCCTCCAGCGCATCACTAGAGCCGGAGCGCGCAGATTGCAGCGCAATGCGGAGGATTTGCCTTTGCTCATCTGAGAGGGATTCGGCATTTATTGTTACAGCTGCCATCTGGATTGGCGCGCCATTCGGGCCCGATATCTCCACTCTCTTAGTCTTATCGGCATATGAGCGAGGCTTTAAGCGCTCCGCATACCAACGCCAAGTGTCGCTTGCGAGCTTTGCCGCTTGCACCCGCGCAGGATCAATCCTCTCTGTTTTGTTGCGCTCTGCCTCCTCCAGAAGGCGCAGAGGGATAGCTATTGCCTCAGATGCAGCGTGCTCCGCATAAGCCTCGCGAGCGCGCGCGAGACGCTCCGGAAAATCTCTCTTAAGCCCCTCTTCACTCCTCTCCCAATCCCAGAGAGTCGAGCGCGGAATATCCAGCATGTCGCAAGCGAGCGTGATGCTTATTCCCTCTGCCATGAGCCGGAATAGTGTCTCTGCCTTGTGCTCACTGTATGAGCTTGGACGCCCCAGTCTCTTTTCAGCCTTTTCTAGAGCTTTGCGCTGATACTCTTGCAGGGCCCCTTGCAAGTGCTCTCTCATCTCTCCTCCGGAAGGTCTGCGGAGCTCTTTCACCTTGATTGCTTTGCCGCTCATTTATCCCTGCCAGAGATTTGCTGTAGCCAGATGCGCGCGCCAATTAATCCAGCCACATCCATTCGCTGATTATATCGCGACTCAAGCGCCAAACAAAACAAACGCCCGCTTATAGGAAACTAATCAAGACGATAGGAACGGAACGAAACGTGAAACCGGACAAGATTAATCCCGACGTGTAAAGGTAACCTAACCATGAAACGCCCGCCCATGGGCTTCTAATCGCGTTTAAATGCTATGTCGGAATCTTGACACAAAAAAGGGAGAGAGCCTTTTCGCTCCCTCCCAATAATTTATAGAATTGCTCAATTTTCCGATTAAATGCTCCAGCCGCTCATTTCAGCCATGGCGCAGATTCCATCAAATCATCTATTGAGATTCCCCATTGCTCCAGAAAATCAGCCGTCTCTTCAGGATGATTTAAGACAAAATCATATACTGAGCGAGAGCGCTTGCGGGATTTGCGCCATATTCCTTCCTCGCGATAATCCTCCTCCCAGCCAGTGACACTAGCTGCGCTCGCATAATATGAGCGCGCAATTTTCGGCTCAGGCTTGCGCTGGATTGCCAGAGACCGATAATCCAGCCGGAGAAGCATCTCGCGCAAATCCAGCAAATGCAGATAATCCAGAGTCTCAGATGCAGTGTGAGCATTCTCATACCCCACACTCAGATTTGAAAGCTCTGGAACCAAATGTACGTAATTAGCAGTATCAGTGAAAATGCCATGCTCATCTGCCTTATAGCCTTTCAGGCTTTTTGAGAGAGAGCGCGCGAAAGCATCGCTCGCACATCTGCCTCCAGCCTGATGAGTAATGATTGAATCCCTGCCTTTGCGGTCAAGTGCAATCCCTGCCTGAATCCCTTCCAGAAGCTCTGGAGTATTCTCTGCAATCCATTGCGAGCCCCAGCCTCCAGACTCCTCCTCGCGATGGAAAATATATA